ATGTTAGAATGAAAGCATCATTTGAAACTGCTGTTGATTATGTAAATATGCACTATTCTTATTGTGAACGTAAAGGCAAGTTCTGGGATTATGTGAGGTTATCTCATGAGAAATCTGGTATGCAGATGCTGATGGAAGATCAAATACTAAATCCAGATCATGAAACACTACAGACTGATAAAATTAGTTCTTTCTTTGGAGGCACTAACTGGCATATATGGTTGTTACAGTTGATGCCAGAGATTACTAAGAAGACATATTGGTATCCCGACACAATTGATATTGTTTCTAGATTTGAAAAATATCTTGAAACACTAGATACTAATGTCAAGGAGGCAACCCCACAAAAAATATTATTGAAAGAGTGGTATGGAAATTAGAACTGTATGGTGTAACGGCACTTTTGATATACTACATCCAGGCCATATTGAACTGTTCAAAGTTGGAAAGTCTTTAGGAAATAAACTCATAGTCGCTACGGATACTGATGAAAAGATACGTCAAGATAAAGGTGCGTCTAAGCCCGTCAACAGTCTATGTGACAGAATTTGTATGTTACAGGCGATAAAGTATATTGATGATGTATTATATTTTGGTAACAGAAAAGAATTAGAGGGGTTGATAAAATTGTATTCACCTGATATACTGTTGTTAGGTGATGATTGGGAAGGAGGAGATGTGGTTGGTAAAGAATATGCCAGAGAAGTTAGATTTCTTCCTCGACTAAATTATTCAACAACTGATATTATAAAAAAAATTCGTGATTAGTGTATTAGTAGTAGGTGACAAATGCACAGACAAATATGTTTATGGTGAATGTAAACGTCTGAGTCCAGAACAACCTGTACCTGTTTTAGATCAAACTAAGATAGAGGAGAGACCAGGCATGGCTGCTAATACTGAGATGAATTTAAGATCATTTGGTGTTAACACTCTTCTACTCTCACAAAGAGAAGTCATAACTAAAACCAGATTTGTAGATACAAATAGTGGTTATCAGTTTATGCGTCTAGATGAAACACCAGAAGTGACTCCAATAACTTCTGCTGAAGTTAAGATGGCATTGATGCATATAAATCCTGATGCAATTGTTATTTCAGATTATGATAAAGGATACATTTCGGATGACAATTTGTGGTTACTATGTAATAATATTAACAGACCTGTGTTCGTAGACACTAAGAAGCGTAGACTTTTCCAAAAAGACAATGTATACTGGAAAATAAACAAAAAGGAATATGATGACCTTGTACAAGACCATCTACCTAACGATAACCATCTTATTGTCACTTTGGGGTCTGATGGTGCAAGCTGGAATGGTTTAATTTTTAAACCAGAACCTGTTAAAGTTTTTGATGTGTGTGGTGCTGGAGATACATTTATGGCATCTCTTGTGTATAAATTCTTAAAAACAAAGGACATGAGTTCATCTATAGAATTTGCAAATAAGGCTGCTGCAATATCTGTCACACACCCTGGCGCTTATCATCTGAATAAACAAGACATAAAATCAATAGGAGAATAGAATGGAAAAAATTAGTTCAAAAGATCTATTACATCATAGATTACAAGCATGGTTAAGAGAACATACCTGTGAAGATATATCTTATATTGGTGAGAGGGAAAGTTTTAAATCAGGAGAGATGGAACACTTCTATAGAATAGGTGAACATGAAGTTCCTGTAGATGCTATTGAAAGTTTTGAAATGGAAGAAGTAGAGGGAGATGAAATAACATGAGATATTGTGTGGATATTGATGGCACTATCTGTAGTCCAACTGTAGGAAGGGATTACCACACCGCAGAGCCATGGAAGGATCGGATTGCTACCATAAATAAGTTGTATGATGAAGGTCACAATATAACCTACTTTACCGCTAGAGGTATGGGTCGATTTGGTGATGATCCAGATGCAAGTACGAAAGCATCTGTTCTATTATTTGATCTTACGGAAAAACAACTTAGTGATTGGGGATGTAAATATCATTCACTAATCTTAGGTAAACCTCATGCAGATTACTTTATTGATGACAAAGGTGTAAACTCTGATGACTTCTTTAGGGCCAAGTAGAAGACCTCGTAATGCTCGTGCGGCTGAACCTATAAAGTTTGTGCCGAAGGGATGGGGATATGAAAAATGGATTGCAAATTGTGAGAAGTATTGCGGTAAACTATTGTTTATTGCAAAGGATAAACAGTGTTCATGGCACTATCATAAATTAAAAGACGAAGTATTCTTTATCCAGAGTGGTAAGATATTGTTATATCATGGATGGGATATGGATATAGAAAAATCAGAGAAAACAATATTAAACAGAGGAGATAAGTTTCATGTGCCTATTGGTCTGAAGCATCGTATGTTTGCAATAGAGGATACCGAACTGTTTGAGTTTAGTACAGAACACTCCGATTCTGATTCACATAGGATCATGCCTGGGGATCTGATATGAAGACTGATGAACTAATTAAAGTTTATAATGTATTGACAGAAAATGAATGTAAAGATATTATTAATTGGTTTTGGGAAGAAGAAGATAGACATGTAGACGGTGCTGTGTATGGGAGACCAGCTGATGTCAGACAGAATCATGTTCTAAAAGATTTTAAAGATACGAGACAAATATATCCAAAACCAGATGACAGAGTATCAGACTTGTTATCTAGAGCATACTTTGAAGTTTATGATAGGTACGCTGAAGAATGCCCAGTTCCACCAGAAGATTATCCTTTAGTTTTTAGAGATTACTGTGTTCGTGTATATCATAAAGGAAAAGGATTTTTCTCCAAACATCAGGATCAAGGGCCTGGAGTAAATGTTCACAGAGTATTTGGTATTGTAGGTTATCTAAATGATGTTGAAGAGGGTGGAGGCACATATTTTCATCTTCAAGATAGAACGATACCAGCTAGGAGAGGAGATGTTTGTATATTTCCTTGTAACTATCTTTGGCCTCATGAAGGAACTATTCCAATATCAGAACCCAAGTATGCTATAACTTCTTTTATTTCTTATGCAAATAATTCTTAACTTCGGCATAATCATGTTGATACCATGAGGTATCTGCACATGTATATTCTTGATACTTACCTTCTAGATGTTTGGGGAAGGGGATTACTTCAATCTCCGCCCCTTCTTTTTTGGCAATCAATTCTGCAATCTCAAGAAATGAGATAGGATTGCCAGTCCCAACATCATAGATGCCGCTCCCTGCCGTATTATCTAGGACGACATCTACTACATCATCTACACAAACAAAATCTCTAAAGGCATACTCAGACTCTTCAAAGATTTTAATTACTTTATTTTGTTTTGCTTGTAAAGTGAACTTACTTACTGGACTTGCTTGATCTCCTTTATGTTCTTCACCTTCTCCATATACGTTGAAATATCTAAATCCTTGTACTTGTTCAAACCTATCCATGTTATCTAAAACCCAGTAATCTACAGTTGCTTTTGATAGTGCATAGAAGTTTAATGGATTGATAGTCTTTTTCAAATATCCAAAGTCACTATGAATCTTACCATACACAGATGCAGATGAGGCATATTTGACTGGGATAGAGTATTCTATTGCTTTCTCAAATAGACCAATAGAGAACTCTACGTTATACTTGTGAATTTTATTTACGTCTGTTTCTGTTGTACTTGATATTGCTCCCTGATGTATAATCATCTCTACCTCATCCCACTTATCATACTGATTTAAGAAGTCAAAAGCACCACTTTGTTCAATTCTGTAGAGATTTTCTGGATCAAGTCTCTTTTTAAATGCTTGACCTATAAAACCTTGATAACCTGTGAGAATAATCATGAGAAAAAATGTAAAGGTATAAAAAATGTTTGAACTAATCTGTACATATCATCTTCAAAAAATCCTGGCTTATCGTATGCACCATGAAGAATACTATCTGGATACATAATCATTCTATTATATTTCATTTCTGCTAGATGTATTAAATTCCAAGGGCCTATGGTGTCATCAACAAAATCTTCTCTCCAAATTCCTTCTTGGAATGGATTAATTTGTTGTCCTTTATATGTATAAAACCCAGTGCCACCCTTGCACTCTTTAGGTTTATTAAGATATATTAGACCAGCCCATCCTCTACCCTGAGTTTCTGGTGGATAGTCCACATGAGGTATCTTGACTCTATCTTTTGACTGAGTTACGTTGACCGAAAAAGGAATATTGAGACATGCTTGGTCAAATTGTGGGTCTTCTTTCAGTGTCAATCCATACACATTCTTGGCAATTTGTTTGAATACATCATGCATATGATCTAAGTTCATATTCATATCTACCCTAACTCCAGGCACTCCTCCACATATTCTGGGATTGTTTGTGCCTGGGCATCTAAGTGCCAGATTCCTTACCATATCTGGATTTTTGTAGAAATTGTCAACATAAACTATAGGAGTTTCTTGCCATCCCATAAGTTCTACTCTTGCTCCCAGTTCATCACTGATTGCAAATGTTTCTTCTTCATTAATAAAATACTTTTTCATATAACTAAATACTTCGGAGACTTATGTGTAAAGGGAATGGCAAAACC